CCATATTGTTTCATTAAACCTTCTCTTTTAAATCCTAACCACTCTGCAAATCTAATTGCTTTTTGACAATCAGCTTTCACACCCGTTTGAATCCTTTTAATATTATTATTTGTTGCCAAATAATCCGTTCTAACCTTGATAGCTCTAGCGCAAGTAATAGGATATTTCCAAATTTCCTTACTTGCGATAACCCAACCCTCAGCTACATTATCCCAAAGATGATTTACACCTCCTGCCGCAATAGGTTTGTTATTAACTAAACCAGTAAACGACATTCCAATCTCTTCGACAGCGACAACATACTTTTGATGTTCTGGTCTTAATTCCAGAGCTGGTTCATTTATTCCTAATTCAAGAATAATTTTAGCATGCTCGCTTTTAAAAGGTATAATTTCAACTTTAGACATTCTCTGTTTCCAACCTAGGATAAATTCCTAGAATTGTCATTGGCAGAGCTTGTGGTTGTTGAACGTAAACTAATCCCTCTGTACCATAGTCTGAGTCAAATTCTATAAATTTATCTCCTGTAAACAGCGGTACGGGTAAATTCATACTTGCCGAGCTATCTCTAAAATTAATAGCAGTTAGATTGTCAACATTGGGTCCAACGCTGGCTCCAACTGTTTCATGAAATCTAACCGACAAATCATAAATTCTTTTTGTTTTTGTTTGTGTTGTTTCTGAATATCCTTCATCTAATCTCATGGTTTGTAAATCAGATGAATATAATAATCCTATCTTAGCTTCTTCAGACGATGTGTCTATCGTAACAGCTCCCGATGATACTGTTTTATTATTTTGTGCAGCACCATCTCCTACAATCGCCACTTGTTCTCCCTCTAAATGATCTAAACCTGTTAAAGAGGTTGTGGATCCTCCACTATAAGTTAAGCCAGAATCTACATAATGAAATGCAGTTAAATCTTTACTAAAATTAAATGGAGTAAAATATTCAACATATCTTCTTACTGCTCCATTAATCCATCTTTTAATTATAACCCAAACTTGATCTTCATCTGCATCGCCATTAATAATAGCAACGCTTTCTACTTCTGCATGTTTTAAAATGTTATCTGTTTGTTCTGAAGTATGAGCTGCTGTAAGATTTACAGGAGTTAATAAATCAGATTTAGCATAAAGCTGAAATTGATTATCATCTACTTTACCAACATAATATTTTGTATTTTCAGATAATCCTGTAATTGATGTTCCAGTATTATCATAATAAATAATTTCTCCAGATTGCAAACCATGTGCAACAGAATAAATTATATCTGTCTGAATATTAACACCTTGATAAATATATTGTGTTGTATCAGAACTAGGAGCGGAAGTTAAACTAATAGCTGTGCCAGCTGTTGCGTTTGCTGCAGTAGTGGCTAGTTTAATGGTATTGCTATCTGATGCAATCGTGTAATAAAGACTTGAATTATTTAATCCACCAATAGCATTAGAACCAGCATAATAATAAATCGGATCTCCTGTGCTAAGACCATGTGATGAAATAGTTATTGTATTACTGCCTGTGCTAACATTCGATGAATTTGAAGTAAAACTAATTTGTTGTTGTATAATATTTTTTGTAGTATCAGACTTCCCGCCAAAGATATGACGATGCCAGGCTACTACTTGCTCTAATCGATTGTATGTTAGACCTGCTAGCACTCCATCGGTTCTAACACACCAGACTACCGAATAAGGCTCCTGCTGGTAATCCATTTGAGTAATACCCGATTCCGTTATATGTTCTGACAATATAGTCATATCAGGAGCCTGATAACCATCTGTGTCAAAATTATATGCTAGCTCTCGTATCTTTCTCTTCGCTCTTTGAAGAAAGATTGTAGCATTACCAATCGATAGCGCATCTACTCCTGCACTTCCGTAATTAGATTGTTTTCTAATATTAATATTTGTTGGTGTTATTGCGTCTTGTGCCGAACCAGAACTCACAGCATATTCACCGCCTGTTGTCATACAGATTAAAGTTCTTGTAGCTTTTAAAGATTTAATGGCATTTACTTGATTAGATGCAATCGTATAAACCATAGCATCACTTGCATTGGTTCCAGATGTCATATTCTCATAATCACCAGACTTTGAAAAAAATAAAGTTTGAGGTTGATCTGTTGTGCTGGCAAATACTAATCGTTGTTCAAAGAAAGATACACTTGAAGGATGACCTGTGGTATCTGAAAAAGAACCAAGCTGCCAACTTGCAGTAGCATCGGTATTTGCAAAGGCTTTAGTAATTGTGCAAACTACAACTGTTGTATTAGTTCTTCCTGTAATAACTGCTTCACCACTATTAAATTTTAAAATTCTTCCGACATCCGTTGTCGCCCAACCTACTCCACCATTAATACCAACTATAGCACTAGCTGTAAAATTGACGCTAGTTCCAGTACCTGAAGAAGCTGGAGTTATAGTTGTTGTTGTGGTGTTGGCATCCATGTAGGGTCCAGTCTCTGCAAAATCGACTTCTGATAATGTCCAGGAAGTATGACCCGTTCTTGTAAGTTTTGAAACTTCGTGGCTGCTGTGGCAGATATACATAGTGTCAGCGGATTGCGCAAATTTCAAATCAAAGAGTTGTGCTGTTGTATAGCTAGTTGTGATTTGATAAATTTTGTTAGCTGTTCCTGCTGAAGAATAAGTTGTATAGCTAGATGAATTTATATCTGTGCCATCAACGTCGTGTAGTTCAAAAGTATTGGTAGTTTTATCGGCAACTTTAAATGTTTTACCATTTACCTCTGTCATTCCTACAACACTTGTAATAGTTACAAAATCTCCATTTGAATAACCATGAGAGCTAGAGGTAACCACAGCTGGATTAGCTTTGGTAATAGCAGTAATTGTTTTATCACCTTCTGTAATTTGACCATTATCTTTAAAGAAACGAATATACTGATTACCAAATTCTAATATGTAGGTTTGTTCAGTAGAAAATTCAAAAGGAATAAGTCTTGTTTTATTCGCGGATGTTTTTATTTCAGATACAAAATAAGTTCCTGGTCGTCTTGTAGCTGGTCCATGAGGAAGTACCACAAAGTTTTCTAGTTTTGTGCATCCACTAAAGTATTTCTGAAAGTCTGTTCTTCCCTCCATACGAGAAGAAAGCTCCCCAGCACTAAAGCTGGGAACTGATAAAAGTTGTTTTCCCATTTTATGTTCTTGAATTTATAAAGTCGTCTGATTGTATTTGATCTGTTGGTCCAAGTGTTTGATCTGTATTAATACCACCTTCTCCTGCATCTGTGTGTCTTGCTTCAGATAATTTGAATTGATATTTTTCGTTAAACATTTTTGTTACTTGTAGATTGGCAGTAATTGAATAAGCCATGTCTGCAGCTAAAGCTGCTGAGATTGTTTCTCTTAGTAACACATCCATTTCATTTGGATCTGTAATTTGAGAAAGATAAATTAAATAAAGCGATGATTCAGTTGATAATATTTTTCTACCTTCAACTTTAAAATTAGTGTCGTAAGCATTAATACCTAAAACTCTTAAACAATCACTAGGTAGAGTATATGAATAAGTAAAACCCCAAATTGGAGTATCACTATCTTGTGCTAATAAAATTCTTTTAACTAAGCAGTTCCAGGGATGTGATCTAAATACCGAATCTCTAACTGTTGAATATCTTTCATTGCATATTCTTGCGTTTTTAGAATTTTCAGTAAGAGCTGTAATAGAACTAGCTCCTAGTTGATTAAGTGCAGAATTACAAATTGAAATTACTGATGCCATTTTTATTCCTTAAAAATTTTGTTTGGATTATAGGCGAGTTAAGTTTCCCGCTCCCGCCTATAAATTTATTGCCTAGTTACAAACGTAGTGAATGTTGAAAGACATATCGCCTTCAGTTCCACCCGCAGCAGCCATAGTAGCCGCTATGTAGTAGAAACCTCCAGGGTCAGATGACGCTCCAGCCATTTCCCACATTGCTTTTCCAGCAGTATTGATGTCAGCAGCTTCGTGTCTTACATCTGCCATTGCAGCAGCATCAGCTACAGCACTTGCAAAGTAATCTTCATCGACTACTGTTCCACTTGATTGATAAATTCCAACATTGAAAGTACATGAACCGCCAAATGTATCTGATCCTACCCATATTTGAGGTACAATCGCATTACTTGGTATCGGTGCTAACATAACAATATCGTCATCATCACTATCACCAGCTTCTACAACAATAGTACCTTGAGCTACACGAACTACTCCGTGTAACAATGCACTATCTGTAAGAACTGGAGGCGTAGCTTCAAAATTTGCTACTAAGTCTGAGTTTTTAGTTCCCATTGTGATTTTCTCCTATTCTATTAATTATGCTTCATGACAAGGAATTTGAACAACTTTATCTTCTTCCATTCTTACTGCTCCCAAGCTCATTCCGTAATAAACTTGTGTTGAGTAAGACTTGTCAGCTCTTTCAGAGATTTTCGCAGATATATCTTTTCCGATACCTAATTTTACAGCATCTTCAGTATATGCAAAAACTAATCTGTCAGATGTATATGTTGCATCCTTGTTCAGTCTAGTTGACATTATGAACTCAAAACCTAAGAAGGTATTTACAGCTCCAGTTGCTAATGCACGAACACTATTGTAGTCCGAGCTAGTAACCTGTGTAGTACCTAATAGATCTGAGATCTGTTGAGGTCCGCAAACGAGGTATCTTCTTAAAGAAGGATCTACATCGTTATTATCTAGGATTTTCTTCGCAGCCAAAAGTTTTGCTATAGTTAGACCATCGCTCTGATCACTCGTAGCAGTTTTTTGTCCAGAAGGTAAAGCCGTAGATGAACCACCAGCAACACCAGTTGATGCAGATGCGTTGAATGCAGTTATAATAACGTCATCCATTGCTCTGTTCATCG